CAGGAGCTCCTGCATGTGGCGATGTGATGCAACTACAACTATTACTCGATGATAACGAAAAGATTGTTGATGTCAAATTCAAGACTTACGGATGTGGAAGTGCAATTGCATCTTCGTCATTGTTCGTGGACTTGATGATGGGTAAGACGATTGCAGAAGCAAAATTAATCAAAGATAAAGACATTGCAGATGCACTTCAACTTCCACCAATCAAATTACACTGTAGTGTACTAGCAGAAGATGCTATCAAACAAGCGATGGTGGACTATGAGACAAAACAAACAGAAGGGTATTCTCATCCAATCCTAGACCAAGAAGTTAAAGAACCATCAATGGTTGGTCACAACCGACATAACGGATTATCAAGGGAAGATTTCATAGAATGATAAGAACTAATTTAGGATAAATAAGACCATAATGTATGAATATAATGTAAAAATCACTAAAGTGGTGGATGGTGACACAGTAGATGTGGATATCGATTTAGGCTTTGGCATGGTTTATAAGAAACAACGAGTACGCCTCATGGGTATTGATACACCTGAGTCGAGAACACGCGATCTTGTAGAGAAACTATTCGGTAAAGCAGCAAAGGCTCATCTAATAGGTCTATTAGAAGAACAGGATGTATCACTCATTTCACATGACAAAGGTAAATTCGGAAGAATCCTTGGTGAATTATTTGTGACCGCAGAAGATGGATATAGAAGATCAGTAAATCAACGAATGGTTGATGATTCTCATGCAGTTGTATACACTGGTGAAAACAAAGACACTACCGAAGCAAGACATTTAGGTAACAGGGAAATTCTCATTGAGAATGGCACTGTAGAGTTATGATCGAGGAAGGTGTCATGTTAATGTCACTTACATTAATCGATTTCTTTTACATCTTAATGGTCAGCACCATCTTTACCTTTTTGATAGTTATAGAAATACAACTCCATACAATGAAATCCCTAATGGAAAAGTACATAGATGTACGATTGAATCCTGATAGGGATAAAATATCCAATATTTCATGTAAAACTACAGGAAAACCCCTTACAAAAAAATAGATTATGTAGTATACTAAGGTATACATTGTGAGAGGTGATAATAAATTATGAGTATTTTAAAAGACCTGATAAAGGCAAGTGGAAACGAATATGCAAATATAGTTTCTGAAGGAGTAGCAGCTGGAGACGTAGATAGCTTTATTGATACAGGTTCCTATGTGTTTAATGCACTTCTAAGTGGTTCACTCTTCGGTGGACTTCCATCAAACAAAATTACAGCAATTGCAGGGGAATCTGCAACAGGTAAAACTTATTTTGCATTAGGAATGGTCAAACAGTTCCTTGCAGATAATAAAGAAGCAGCTGTAATCTATTTTGAATCTGAATCTGCAATATCAAGAGATATGATTGAATCAAGAGGAATAGATTCTTCAAGAATCGTTATCGTTCCAGTTGTGACAGTGCAAGAATTCAGAAATCAAACAATCTCTATACTAGACAAGTATATGGAAACTCCCAAATCTAAACGTCCCCCTATGATGTTTTGTCTAGATTCACTTGGTATGTTATCAACTACTAAAGAAATCGAAGACACTGCAGAAGGTAAGGAAACTAAAGATATGACAAGAGCTCAGATCACCAAAGGTGCATTTAGAGTCTTGACATTGAAATTAGGTAGAGCAGGAGTTCCGATGATTGTAACTAATCACACATATGATGTGATAGGTTCTATGTTCCCTCAAAAGGAAATGGGTGGTGGTAGTGGACTCAAATACGCTGCATCATCAATTATCTTCCTCTCAAAGAAAAAGGAGAAAGAAGGAACAGAAGTCATAGGTAATATCATTCACTGTAAGAACGCAAAGTCAAGAATGACTGTTGAAAACAGAATAGTGGATGTAAGGTTATCTTACGACAAGGGGTTAGATAGACATTATGGTCTATTAGACATGGCATTAGCATTTGGTATCTTTACAAAAGAAGGCACTCGTGTTAAACTACCTACTGGTAAAACAGAATTTGGTAAGACCATTAATAACAACCCCGAAAAGTTCTTCACACCTGATGTGATGGAACAATTAGAACAAGTTGCACAAGGATATTTTAAGTATGGAACAAAAACAACAAACGAGAATAGAACAGACAATACTGAAGAATCTGATTCAGAGTGATTCATTTGCACGGAAGGTGCTTCCTTTTATAAAGGGTGAATATTTCACTGAGATTGATGAACAGACGGTATTTGACGAGGTAAGCAATTACTTCCAAAAATATACCAAGACTCCTACAGTGGAGGCACTTCTCATTAATTTGGATAACACTACTACTCTGTCAGATCAGGTAGTATCATCATCCAAAACTATTGTTGAGAGAATTGGTAAAGACAAAGACGATACCCCACAACAGTGGTTGATCGATGAATCCGAAAAGTGGTGCAAAGATAGAGCAATCTATATTGCAGTAATGGATTCAATCGAAGTCCTTGACGAAAAGTCTAAGAGATCAAGAGGTGACATACCCGAATTATTAAAGGATGCACTTTCTGTGTCATTTGATACTAACATTGGTCACGACCAATTAGAAGATGCAGATGAGAGATGGGAGTTCTACCATACAGAAGAAGAGAAAATTCCATTCGACTTGGAATACTTCAACAAAGTTACGAAAGGGGGCTTACCCAATAAAACCTTGAACATCTGCCTAGCAGGTACAGGTGTGGGTAAGTCCCTATTCATGTGTCACATGGCATCTGCAAACTTAATGATGAACAAGAATGTCTTGTACATCACACTAGAAATGTCAGAAGAAAAGATTGCAGAGAGAATCGATGCAAACACTTTGAATGTCCCTATACAAGATTTAGGTGAAATTACCAAGAATATGTTTGGTAAGAAGGTAGCTAAACTCAAGGACAAGACCAAGGGTAAACTTATCGTTAAAGAGTATCCTACTGCATCAGCACATGTTGGTCATTTCAGACACTTATTACAAGAATTGGATATCAAGAAGGACTTTAGGCCCGATATAATTTTTGTTGATTATCTAAACATATGTTCGTCTCATAGAGTTAAGCCAGGCAGTGGTGCAAATTCATACACACTTGTTAAGTCAATTGCAGAAGAGCTAAGAGGTCTTGCAGTAGAGTTCAATGTACCTATCATGAGTGCAACGCAGACTACACGAAGTGGTTATGGTTCAACAGATATAGAATTGACTGATACCTCAGAGTCATTTGGATTACCAGCAACCGCTGACTTTATGTTTGCATTGATATCATCAGAAGAGTTGGAAGAACTAGATCAGATGGTAGTAAAGCAGTTAAAGAATCGTTATAATGACCCAACAATCTTTAAACGGTTTATTATCGGTGTTGATCGAAGTCGTATGAGGTTATATGATTGTGAACAAGAAGCACAAGAAGAATTGATTGACAGTGTAGATAACAATACCAAAGACACAGTCCCAGTGTTTGACAGGGGTAGGAACGATGGACAAACAAGAGATTTTTCCGACTTTAAATAAAAAGGGGTAACAATTCACCTAAATAGAAGTATGAATAAGAATCTACAACCTCAAGAGGTGATTGATTCCCTTTCGAGGAAGGTCGAATTGAAAATCCAACTTAGAGATGCGAAAAAAGAACATAACGCTGACGCGGTAGAAGTGTTGTCAAAGAAAATTATTAAAATTGAGACTAAATTGACATCTTCACCACTGCAGAAAACATAAATAAAAGTTTAACCCCCCAATATTAGGAAACAGAATAATGATATTTACCCAAGCTGAGTGTGATGAATACCTCACAACAATAACAGCACTAAAACTCAATCATGATTGGTTAAGTGGTGTCGATAAAACTTACCCTTTGAAGAGCTACACATATGATGATGCTACAGACACTTGGATAAATCCCGTTGATGAAGGTTCAACCTTTGTTGGTGCAGGGGCCCCAGCTTGGTTCACCGCTTGGAGAATAGATAATCCCGATGCAGTTGAAATAACATCAGAAGCAGAAGCAGCTGCAAATCCCACATGTGCCGCTTGGACTGGATGGAATGAGTATGTTAATGATAATGACACCTATATAGCAGCTTTAAATACTATGGGGGAAGACATTGGCAAAATGGAATCAACCCATGCCACCATGCTTGCAACAATCGAATAACACCTTTTTAATTCTTATAAATAGTAGACAGGACACCACTAAAGGTGTATAATTTACTATATGGCTGTTAAAAACTTACATTTAGAACACCTCGAAGACGAAATCATTAATAATGGTATCGAAGGAGGCCGTGCATCTGTCAACTTCCTGAGAGAACTCAGGGACATGATGAAAGGAAATGCATCAGGTAAAGTCAATATGACAGTCAAATGGGATGGAGCTCCAGCAATATGGGCAGGCCCTCATCCCGAATCAGGAGAATTCTTTGTTGCAAAGAAATCCCTGTTCACCAAAAAACAATTACACTACACTTCACTCCAACAGATCAAAGACGCACCTGAGTTATCAGGACAACTTGAATCTAAGTTTCTAGATTCGTACAAATACCTTTCCAAGATAGGATTGACCGAAATCCTACAGGGAGACCTAATGTACACGGATGACACCACCAATACAAAGATGGATGGAGAGAATTATATTACCTTCCAACCTAACACTATAGTGTATGCTGTACAGGCAGATTCCGAGCTCGGTAAGAAGATTAAAGCATCAAAATTGGGAATCGTATTCCACACAACGTATTCAGGTTCAACAATCGATGGCCTCAGTGCATCATTTGGGGTAAAACTACCTACTGGTAATAACAATGTATGGATGGACGATGCAACCTATAAAGACACTACTGGTTATGGAAACATGACAGCTCAGGAAACACTTAAACTCACAAATGCCCTAACCAACGTAGGAAAATCATTCCATGGTATCTCTAAGGCAAACCTTAAAAAATTCAATGACATACAGGGAGTTCTTAATTCTAAAGGAGCAGCAGGTGCGTCATACAAAACTTACACAAACACCCTTATCCGTCAAGGTAAATGGAATCCCAATGGAGCTGACTACCTTAAACACGTTGAGACGTACTGGAAAGACAAAATAGTTGCAAAGGTCAAAATGGATAAGACCAAAGCAATAAAGACACAAATTGGTAAGGATATAATGAGAGACCTCAAACGTATCAAAGTCATGGTAGACAATCTTGCACACTTTCAGGGATACCTGATTGAAGCAAAATCATTGATCGTAATATCATTGAATAGAGTCAAGAGTATTGGAACATTTGTTAAAACGGATACTGGATTTAAAGTAGTAAATCCTGAAGGATATGTTGCAATCGATTCTGATGGTAGTGCAGTTAAACTCGTAGATAGACTAGAGTTTAGTCAGAATAACTTTAATGCCGCTAAGGCATGGGACAAATAATATGGCAAATCAAAATAATATGGCATTAAACGACAAGAGTCAATTAACTATAGATGTTAAAAGTCTCGTAGGTGTCGTTCTAACACTACTAACTATATCAGGAGTGTATTTTACATTGACTGGTTCATTAGCGGCATTACAATTAGATGTAATTAGAATGCAAGATTCTGTTGAAATGAATGAAGAGTTTAGAATCAAATGGCCAAGAGGTGAGTTGGGTGCGTTACCTGATGATGCAGTACAAGATTTAAATATCGAATACTTGCAGGCTGAGATGGACGAATTACAAGCAGAGTTTGATGAGCATATGAAAGAGCATCAAACAAAAAGAGAAGGAAATTAAGATGGCACATCAACTACACCCTAGAAAACGACCCGATTATATTGCAGTAAGAATAGAACAACTTAAAGAAGACATGGCCAAAGCAAGTAAGGACTATGACAAGAGTTGGTATAATAGACTTATCCAAGAATTGGACTGGGCTAAACAGATGAATACTATACCATCAAAAAACTGTTACATGGAAAAGTAAATGAAAACATTTTCACAATTCAACGAAACAATTAGAGTTCCAATCAGTATTGGTGATACAGTTCTTGGTGGGAAGTTCAAGAACAAAAAAATAATAGTAAAATCAATCGAGAAAAATGAAAAGGGAGACATTACCATTAACGGTAAACCCTTTATGAAATTTAGGGTAATAAATCAAGATGAAATCGTTTAGAAAATTTAACGAGGCAACACAAGATAAGGTTGTATTTACTTTTGGTAGATTCAATCCACCTACTGTTGGCCACGGAAAATTAGTTGATGCATTGAAGAAAGCATCAAGTGGGGGATATGTTCCTCTAGTGTATATGTCTCACTCACAAGACCCGAAGAAAAATCCACTAGACCATGCAACAAAATACAAATGGATGAATAAGTTCTTTGGAAAAAAAGTTGGTATAGTGAACTCAAATTCAAGACAAGTGTTTCAAATTGTTACTGAGTTATATGAAAGAGGATACAGAGACCTGAGAATGGTTGTGGGTTCAGACAGAGTCAGAGAGTTCGATACTTTAATTAGAAAATACAACGGTTCAAAGGGTAAACATGGTTATTATAACTTTACTAATATTGATATCATATCTGCAGGAGAAAGAGACCCCGACTCCGATGACCTAGTGTCAGGAATGTCTGCATCTAAGATGAGAGAAGCTGCAGAGGAAGGGGACTTCGATTCATTTAAAAATGGTGTTGCATCTAATAATAAGAGAGACCAAGAATTACTTTATAAAGCAGTTCGAAATGGTATGGGTATTAAAGAAGAGACCATGCCAAACTATATGTATGAGGACTTACTTTCAGAAGGTGTTTATGACCAAGGTATATTCAAAGCAGTGTTCTTAATGGGTGGGCCAGGAAGTGGTAAATCAACAGTGGTTGATGCACTTGCACTTAAAGTGTTAGGTCTTAAGATGATTAACAGTGACGTTCATTTTGAAAGACTTATGAAAGATGCAAATATGTCTATGAAAATGACCAAGACTGGTAGTGGGGAAGTCAACCCCGAAAGAGATGCACTCAGAAGTAAAGGAAAGAAGATTGCAGGGAAACAATTATCAATGCACGCTCCTGCTAGATTGGGATTAATCTTCGACACTACTAGTGCAAAAGCATCCAAGATTCAGAACTACAAGAAAGAATTGGATAAACTAGGTTACGAATACAAAATGATATTTGTTAAGACTAGTCTATCACTTGCACAACGACTCAACTCAATGAGAGCAAGAGTAATACCCCCTGAAATTCTTATTAAAGAACATGAAATGGTCGCTAAAAATGCAGAAGGATTTAAAAGACTATTCAAAAAAGATTTCATAGAAATCCTAAACGATGATACAGTTAAGTCACTAGAAGCAAAATCTAGTAGACTATACGGACAGATGCTAGGATGGACTTCAAAGTTCCCTACGAATAAAGTTGCACTCGACTGGAAACAGCGAGAGTTAACCTTAAAAAAGAGATAAATAACAATATGGATATATTAGACCAAATACTTACCGCCCAAAAAGGTTCTCGTGATGAGAAAATCGAAACTTTTAGGTCGTTGTTTGCAGAAGATGATAAACAAGATGGAGACCCTTGTTGGAAAGGATATAAGCAAGTTGGAATGAAGAAAAAGAATGGTAAAGACGTTCCTAATTGTGTTCCTGAAGAAACAACCAATCCTATTAAGGAAGACAATGTTGCAGTTAAATCTGCAAATGCAAAGGCAAAACAGATTGACGAGTTGGAAAAACTCAAAACCAAACATGAGACAGAGATTGAAGCACTTAAAGACCGTCATGAGAGAGAAAATGATAGACTCAAAGGTGCAAAAGAAAAAGAATCAGAAGATGATGCAATCGGTAAGAAAAGAGACGCACTTAGAAAAGCAAATGAAGAATTTGGTCAGACTTTACATTCATTAGAAGATTCATTAGAAGAAGGTAAGTTAGTATCAAACATCCAACACGTCATTGATACGGTTATGCAAAAGATTAGTAAGCAAGTTGGAAAAGAGATTGCAAAGAACCAAGAAAAAGGTCTTGGTATGTTAAATACTTTGGGGTCATTTGTTGGTGCAACTGTTAGTGATAAAAAACAAGACCAAGGAAAGTTGTTCCTTAAGTTTGGTGAAGAGGTAGAATTAGGAGAACGACATTCAGATGTAATGAGAAAAAGAAATCAGTCTCAACAAAAGGCACATCAAAAAGCAATGATGAAGTCTGCAAAAAAGTCTATCAAAGACTATGATGCAAAGAATAAGAACAAGAACGAAGAGTCTGAATTAGATGAAGCAAAAGACATAGACATCTCAGTACCTATGAGAGGTTTTATGCAAGATACTAGAAAAGAACTCTTCGGTTGGGCAAAGAAAGCAGGTCTAAATCCTAAAAAAGTTGGAAGTGGTTCTAGTGAAAAGATGGAATTAAAAGGTACTGCTCAACAGATGAAAAAATATATAGAAATGATACCTGTTAAAGATGTTAAAGAAGGTAGAAATTACAAATCAGAGTATGAGAACTACCATAAAGACCCTGAACAAATTAAAAGACGTGCAAAGAGAAATGAAGCACGAAGAATGTTGAAAAATAGAAAAGATATTAAAGGGAAGGATGTTCATCATAAAGATAACAATCCTATGAATAACGATAAGTCTAACTTATCAATTGTGTCGCAAAAGTTCAATAGAACTGAACCGAGACTTAGAGTAAATGCAGAATGGGTAAAAGCAGCTGCCAAGAACAAAAACAAGGGGAAAAAATAATGTCAGACGGTAACAAAAACAATAACGGAGTTCATGAAGTGGGAACAGAGGAAACTCGTCTTGCATACCAAAATGATACTCCTGGCCAACAGGTTGAAAGATATCTCAATACAATCAATCAAGTGATTGAAGAAAAGAAAGAGAAACAAAAGAAAGCTTTCACTAAGGTATTCGATACCCCCCTTAAAGGATTCCCTTATAATGAACAGAATGATGCTAAGTCTATTGCTAAAATGACTGGAACTCGTGAAAAAGCAGTTCAACAGTTCATAGACTCCAATGACATTCAAGGAGAAAAACTTCTCCAAAAAATAAAGAAAGATAAAAAACTTGCTAAAGACTTTGCAATGGCTCTATCAGGAAAGCCAGGAAATAAAATGATGAAACAGTTTACAGAAGAAACTGTATCAGAAGCAATGAAGATAAAAGATATCTTCAAGAAACATAAAAGAGAACTTACAAAAGCATACAAAACTGGTGATTTATCATTCTCAGGGTCGGCAGGTAAGAAAGCAGAATATGACCTAACAACATGGGCGATGGACAACAATGAAATTAAGACTGATGACCCCGATGAGTTTTTTGATTGGTTATCTCGTGACCTTGAAGATATAGTCAAAGGTAAAATTAGAGAAGAAACTATTACAGAAGCACCTAAGTTAAAGAACTTGATACCTGAATTTGAAAAGATTGTAAAGACTAAAGGTGCAGCTAAAGTTCAAGGTACTATGGTAGATATGTTTACTGCAAGTGTTATTGTAAAAGCATATGAACAAGTCAATGATAAGAACAAAAAGAGAATGGAGACATCAAATGTATTCACTCTTATTAAACTTGCACAAAAAGTTATGGGTATGAAAGAAGAAACTGTTTCTGAAAAAGTAATGGGCGAAGAAGTTGCAGAAGCATTTTCAAAGACTCCAAAAAGTGGTGCAGAAGTTGCTAAGATGATGATGAAGAGTAAGACACTGAAAGGTTTTGCTAACAAAGTTAAGAAAATGAAAACAGTTACCGCTGTTCAGTTAGATAAAATGTTGCCAGATTATGTCTCAGGTGGAGATATTGGGGCAATGTTTGAAGAAGTATTAGACGAAGGGAAAATGAGTGAACTATTCCTAGACATTCAACAAGGTGCTACAGCAAAAGACATCGCAAGAGACTATCCAGTTACACTTGCACAAGCAAAAGACTTCCTTAAAGATTACTACGGTCAGAAGAAAAAACCTATGAATATGGGTGAAGGAATGCAAAGTTCTAAACTTACTGGACAAGAGATATCAGTATACTTCAAGAGAAATAAAGTTAGAGATGCAGAAACAAGAAAGGCAGTTGAATTCGCACTTGACCATGGTGGTGCATACTCTTATGCAATCAAAGGTATTGAGAAGATGAAGAAAGGTCTCTCAAAGAATAAAGATGTCGTAAAAGCACTCAACTTTGCAAACTTTGGTGAATCAGTTAAGGTTCCTTCAGTAGGATTCCAGTTTAAGGAAGACTCACCTGTTGCAGGTAATATGCAAGTCGAAGGAGACCCATATATACCTCAGAAGAAAGGAGTTAACAAGAACATTGCGAACTACTGGAATAAAGAGATTAAAGGGTTAAAAGACAAAGAACTAGAAGCAATCCAATCCATGTACATGATAACAGACCATAGTGGTGTTGTTCAAATGTACAAGGCAGGTAAAAGAGACTTTATTAAGTCTATAAAATCCTAACTAAATACTTGGAGAAGTACTTGAAGGATATCTTGACGGAACAACACGGAACGGGTGTTAAATATCTAATTAGGACGTTTAATGATTCGGTTCCTTTAGAGATTGTGAATGGCATGAAGAAGACTATGCACATTCTAAGTGGTAATGGGTGGTGTATGAGAGAACGAGGTTATATGCCAATTGAACTAAAACTGGGTAAAGAATATACAATGAAGGGAAACCTTGAAAAAGGGGAATCTGAGTTGGTAGTTAGAATTCAAATAACATAAATAAAGATATGAGTCATAAAACAGAAAATTGGCAAGAAGCCTTACAAAGAGTTAGAGTTGGTCTCGCAGAGAACACTGAAACTCCTGTAACCGAAAAAACTAAAGACGAAATCATCAGTGAGGAAATTGATGCACTTATCGGGTTATTAGAAGACGATAAAAAGGATGCATTGAAAGATGTCCCTAGTGCTGGTGATAAATTTGATGCAACTAAACTTAAAGACGCTGACGGTAAAAAGTTGTATGATACTGGTATCAAAGAAAATGCACTAGAAGGTATGTTAACTAAACTTACCGAAAAAAATATGTTAGGTAGACTTGCAAAGTCAATGGAACTTAACGAAGAAAACAAACAAAAATTATTCGATTATTTCGAATCAGGAGAGTTAGAACAATGAGTTTTACAGGATTTCAATTAGGTTTAACAGATTCTTTAATCGAAGCATCTAAAAAAGTTGTAGAGTCATCAGCAGAATATAAGAAGTTCTTTGATGGTGCATTAAAGAAATTTGGTGTTACATCCCCAGCAGAATTATCAGATGAGAAAAAGAAAGCTTTCTTTGATTACATCGATAAGAACTGGAATGGTGAAGATGAGTCAGGAAAAGACGGTGCAAAATCAGAAGGAACACTTCCACCTGCTCTTCAAAAACACTTAGACAAGAAAAACGGCAAAAAAGACGATTCTAAAGACGAAGACAAAGAAGATGTCAAAGAAGGCGAATTACCACCTGCATTGCAAAAAGCAATAGACAAGAAGAACGGTAAAAAAACTGATGACAAAGAAGAAGAGAAAGACGAAGAAGAAGTAGAAGAATCTCCAAAACCATCGAAAAAATTCCTAAAAGCACGGTATAGTTAATACCATGAGTTTAGTTAGAGTCATCAAAGAACATAATATCCTTGCAGAAGCAAGTAGAGATTATTACAAACAGGTAGATGCTCTTATTGGTAAACACGGGAATGAAACAGCATTCAGGTACAAGTCACCTATGCACAATAAAATGATTACAGATATCAAAAAATTGATGAAATCTGAAAAAGAGTTTCCTGAGTCACAAAAAGTTTCTACTAACATCATGAAGAACATGAATGCAGGTTTTGAGATGATGGGTTACGAAGAAACCATAGTTATGACTGAAAAACAACACAAATCACTGGACAAAGATTGGACAGGTGATACTGCATTTAGAGAAGACCTTGCAAGAATATTAATGCAAGACGCTATTATGTCACACGCAATATTTGGAGAGTAACATGAACTTATACGAAGCTTACAGAGATATGAAGCTTTCTGAAGAGATTGTAGATATTACTGTAGATAAGAACAATAAAATCGCATCGTCTTCAAAACAGAATTCGATGGCATTGTTGGTTCATAATGCAGGAAAGAGAATGGGTCTTAAATCTTCAATGGTGGGTAAACACATTAGAGTTAAAGGTTCAAAGAAGATGATACAAGACTTCATGATGGTAGTCATAGGTAAATCATCTTACGGTGACCCAACAGAACAAGACACATCAACACCTCAGATAGATAAGATGTTGTCAAAAGGATTAAGATAACGTGGAAAGAGTAGACGCTAGATTTAAAACTTTTAAAGAGAAAATTAAAAAACTCGGTTATATGAAAGGTGAGGCGAAGAAAGTCGCACAAGTCATGGAAAAGGTTGCAGACTTCGGAATGATGTCTGATGCAGGGAACCAAAAGGTTGCTCGTGCAGTATCTAAAGCAAAAAACGAGAAAGATTTGAGAGATGCGTTAAAGAAAATTGCTACGATGGCAAAAGGAAAGTACGCAGAAGCTGGTGAAGACGATGTAATCCAAAGAGCAATTTGGGCAATGGGTTCTTCAGCACAAGGTATGCAACTGAGACCTGATGCACAAGTACTAATGCAATTCAAGAAATTGATTGACACTGGTAGAGACCAAGACATCAGAACAGATGATATGAAGACTATGAAGGTAAAGGCGAAGGATGCAGAAAAGGTTTATGACGTTTTAATGCAACTTAAGACACCCGACAGGTCTAAATACCTTATATTATTACAGAAAGACATAAAGTCTTTCAAAACCAATTTTAATGGCATACTTAAGTTTGCCAATAAACAACTTAAAAAATAGGGGATAGAAAAATGGCATTATGGGGACATAAATCGGGAACAGAGAGTAAACCTAACTGGTTATCTACTGCCGAAAAAGAAAAAACACAAGCAACTGCATCAGGTTGGGAACTTTCAACAGTTGTTGGTTCTAGAACTCGTAAAGAAGTTTTAGTATCAATCAATGGTTTGAATACTCTACTTGCAAATGCTAACATCACATCATTCTTATGGACTACTACTACAGTAGATAAATCTGAAGGATTTACACTTGGTTTAACTGCAACATTTAATGAAGCAGTAGACGTAACAGGTTCACCTACATTTACAGTAGTTAATGACCAACGTGCAGACCATGTATTAACATACTTATCAGGTTCAGGTTCAAATGAGATTAAATTCGCACTTGCAATCGCAGCTGCTAACGCCGCTACTAACGCTGGTGACGTACTTTCAGTCGGTGCAAATCCAATCGCATTGAATAGTGGAACAATTAAAGATGCAGGGACTTCAGTAGTATCAACTATTACTTCAGTCGCTTCAATCGGAGTCACTGCTGGAACTAAAACAGTAGTTGCATAAGGTAGGTTAATATGAAAGTAAATGTACTAGGAACAGAAGCCGCTTGTGGAACAAGTTCAACGAACGGTTCAAACTTCGGTAGTGGAACTTGTGTTAGACTTCACAATAGTGGGTCTACTGCAAGATTAGTATCTGTAGAAACTTCTGCAGCTGCACTAATCGGAACATTTACACTAGGTGTAGGAAGTACAGTTAACTGTTCAAAGAACCCTACAGACGAAGTATTTGCAGCTCATGCTGAAGTGCTTGGAGTCTCAGTAGGAATAATAGGATAATAATATGAAAAAATTTGCAGAATTTATAAACGAAGGAACTTCACACGATAGTGCAGGATTGTCATCTACTCATGTCCCCCATGATATCAATGACCCTGAAGTTAAAGCAAGGATTAATGCTATCCTTGGTCATTGTGCAGTAAGTGAATTCTTAAACCCAAGTGCCGCTATTGGAATAATCAATTCTAAACTAGGTCAACTTGGTATCGCACTTGATGGTGATGCTCCTGAAATTACTGAAGGTGGTAACTACACTATTTCAATGAAGAGATACGGAGACCAATTCGGTAAAACCGTTGACACACCACATGATGAATT